ACCCCAGCGCCACTCAGGGGGGCAACGCTGGCCGAAGGGCCAGGGAACGGCCTACCGAGGCCGTTCAACCCCCTCGAGTGGTTCGCGGAAGTATAAACGCGGCGTGCTTTAGCCTTTACATCTAAGATCCCAGCTGTTGCTGGACTGGCCGGGGTCTGGGGGTGGTCTTAGCCCCCAGAATGTCTTTGAAGGAGGGATAGTGAGCCAGTCTGTAATAACGAGGGTGTGAGCCCTCTAGTATTACTTACAGACTGGCGTCTCACTGGCTCACGAAGTAGCCTATAAAAGTGAGACATCCCTCCTTTTTTTTTCTTTTTTTAAAAATATGCCTCGTCGTTCTCGTCGTTCCGCTAACAATGGTTACTATTCTATGCCTGTTACTCCTTCTACCCCTGTTATGGATTATAAAATGGATTCTTCTAAAAAGCCTAGGGATAGCCCAAGCACTAATCAAATGCTTCAAACAATTCTCACTGAGATGCAGAAGAAGCTTAATTCCAAAACCAAAGTCAATGTTTCAACCAAACGGAGACGAAAAGGTTTTGTCCAGCAAGCTATCACTGGCAGTTACACAGGTAAGTTTAAAATGCGCTCGAAGAAGACGAAGTTGCAGAAGAAGAAGTTTCGGGAAGTTTTGCTTAAGAAGTATGAAAACCGTGGGTCAGTTACTGACCCGGATTGTGTTTATTTGGGAGTGGGTCCTCCGTTACTTGAACTTTGGACTTCTGTTTGTCGTGCGATCGTTTTCGAGTTGTTTCGTCAGAAGGGTGATATAATTGAATCTTGGGCGGAAGGTTTTGCTGATATTCGCACTGCTTCTAATCCTTTGAAAATTCGTTACCAGTGGTTTGAATATGCTGGTGATACTGCGGGCGGTGAAGTTATCTTTTCCGTTACTGCGGGATCGACTTTTGGTGCTGTAGCTACACAACTTGCTACTAGCATTACCACTAATTGGTCTTCTAATGGAACTCACTTTTTTCGTCAAATTGCTATGTTTTATGATACTTCAAATAGTACTGAACAAACACAGCAAATTGTTGCTAAAATTGACCCTGCTAAATTCATTTTGAAGATTTCAGAATTTGATAATTTAATGGTTCAAAACCAGACTTTAGCTGGTTTGGCAGCGTCGCCGGATGGCGATGATGATAAAACGAATGCTGTTACAGTGAATCCTTTATATTGTTTTACCTTTCAACGTAGTGGAAATACATTTTATCCTAAATGGCGTGCGTATTCTGATGCTTCTTATCAAGGATTTACGGCTGATTATTCCACGGGTGTAATTAAAACTACTGCGGCTGATTCGTTACCTGAAATTGGAAAAGAGCCTGGTAATATCTTTGTTGGTGTGCGTAAATATGGTAAAGCGATTTTAGCTCCTGGTGCAATCAAAAGATTGTCCAATAATTATAGCCGTTCTTTGTCTTTGAACGCTTATGTTAAGATATTTATGCCTTTTATTCGTGATAATGATTACGATCAAGCTGTTAGTTTTGGTTCAAGCTCATTAATTGCTGCGGAGAAGCAACTTCAATCGGTTGCTGGTGAAAATCCTATTATTTTGGCGTATGAAATTAATCGTACGATGAAGATTGCGTATAGTTACAGTACTTGGTCAAAACCTGTTCAAGAAGTATCAGTTAATTAAAACATATTTATTGGACAATGAACTATTGTTAATCGCCTAAATAAAGCTGCTTTTGTTTCTTCATCCAAGTTTGGGTACCATTGACGCGGGTCCAGGTTCGACGTCAACCAAATTTTTTTCGCGTTCAATACCACACTGGAACCTTTAACTTCCACAATAACTGGGTATCGGTCAAACCATCGTAATAAGTGGGCGATGTCAATATCTCCACGGAACTCATCAACGACAACATTATCCTGACCTCGGTAACCGTCCCAGAACTTGGTGCGAGGATCTTTAGGATACGCCTGAATTCCTGCCTCGGCCCAGGCACGTCTAGACTTCCCAGTTCCTGTTGGACCCCAATACACGATAACCTCTCGCTCGACAGCAACCGGTTCGAGATTGTCTGTACAGATACGCTTGAGGTTCCCGTAATATCGAACATAGATATCTCCCGGGATATCGTCCAGCCTCCCGCGTTTAGCGTTGTCTCTAACGGCGTCCCAATCTTCAGAGTTACCTCTTCGTATTGCCTTGGTGCCCAATTCGAAGCGAGTTCCCTCAACGGCTGTCTCGTCCTTCCAGACATAGGCGTCGGCGGCGGCTGAACGACTGGGCTCGGCGTGACAGGTGTCTCCAAATATTCGCTTAACTCCGGCGAGGCGGACCTTGGTCTTGAACGAAGCCACGAGTTGCCAATGAAGGTATCCCGTCCCCTCTCCGGACTCCAACTGTCCACGAAGGGATTGACATTGCGGCGGTAAGTACGGTGTGAAATCGGCATGTGGAATAGTTAGTAACCAATATCGAGCTTGTGGGTATGTTGGCATAAAACGCGTCTGAGACAGTGAGCTAAAATGCGCTCAGACCGGCTGCTTATATAGACATTTCCATTGTATCCAAACAACAACAAACTATTGTATCCAAACAACAACAAACCATTGTTTTTGTTTCAAAACAACAACAATACCGTGGGAACGAACAAACAAACGCCACCCCAGCGCCACTCAGGGGGGCAACGCTGGCCGAAGGGCCAGGGAACGGCCTACCGAGGCCGTTCAACCCCCTCGAGTGGTTCGCGGAAGTATAAACGCGGCGTGCTTTAGCCTTTACAT